CGAAATTTCGGGGGCGGGAGTCTCGGAGGGCTTCTTGTCTTCGGCCATCTCCTCTTTTTTTACTTCTTCTTTTGGTTTCATCGAATCTTCAATGGCCGCCAAGCGAACCTTGATGTCCTCGATATCTTTCATATAATTGTTTTCCATATTTGTTTTGTCCTTTTTGTCAAGTGGAGCTTCCTCCACGGATTGTTTAACTACGGCTGGGATTGTCTTTCCTCCGCTTACATATCCCAGCTTTTCCATAAACTTTACCATTTCTTCAAACAGCCCATTCGTGGCCGCAGGGGAGGAAACTAGATCGGCAGAGGCAATGCTCTGGGGGCGAATGTAATCCTTGCCGTCAATCGTCTCTGACTCATTGACAAAGGCTAGGGAAACTCCAAACTGGTCGGGGGCTTCCGAGGCCATCTCTTTGATTAGGCCGTAGTGGGGGGAGTTGCGGAGCAAGCGAAGGTCGGCCACCAGCTTGTCTCCATCGATTCTTGGGTTTCTGGCGAAGGCTACGACACTTTCGAGACCAGAGCCGTGATTGATCTTCACCTTAATTCCATTCTTGGCGTTGCTCATAAGTTTGAGGGCAGTCTCTAGGCTTGTTTTATCCACGAAAAGGTCGTGTCCTTTAGCCTCTCCCACCTCCAAAATGCTCACCCCGCCTAGCTCCATTTCCTCCATCTCCTCATCCCTATAAGTAGAATAGGCAACCGCCGCTCTTTGTTGTTCGTCTGGAAACTTGGATATTGCTTCTTCGTCACCCATAAATCGGGAAACAAAGTCTTGCTCTGATTCGTCTGCGGAAGGTAGGGGTAAAGGCATAAGGCTATTGTTTGTTGTCAATTACTTCACATAGAAGGCATCAAATTTTTTTGCAAAATCATAAGCGTTTTTCATTGTTGAATTTTTTGTAACAACTGGGTACACAAAAAAATCTTTCTCGTCATCCATTGATTTTTGAGCCCTATGCCATCCATCAATAATTCTTATTCCAACAGAGTTTGGCTTGGCTGGATTTCTAATAAATTCAGCTAGTCCGGGTTTTGTTATATCGGCCTTGCTAACTCCTTCTTTACTTGTTGTCCTAAATGGAAGAGTTGACTCAAGATAACCCCTTGGAACTTTAATAACTTGTGGCCTGCTTTCTTTGACTTGTTCCCAAGCTCTTGTTACATTTACCTCACCAGAATCGTCTCTATATGTTTCTTGGGCTGGTTTTTCTGGTAGTGGTAGCTTTGATTTTGTATTTACAAAATCTTCAAATGTTGGGATATTTGAATTTGATTTTCCTGTATTCACACTACCCCCAGCACAAGTATTGCCTTCCTTAAAGCCACCCGCCCCAGTCCCACAATCAAATCTTTCCTCTAACAAATCGCCGTCTGCTTGGCGGTAGGAGTCTTTGACCTCACCCCCACCCGCCATCTTGAGAAACTTGTTCACCCTAGCCATCGCCCAAGCGTTGCGTGAGTTGGGCTTGCCCCCGCTGATGGTGGGTCGGAAGCTGGTCGAGAACGCCCCCGCCCCTCTGCGAAACACCTTCTTCAATGCTCCAATGGTGGGGGCTTTCCTTGCTGGATGCTTGTCCTTGAACTCGGCAATCTTGTTCTTAAGTGCCTCCTCGTTCTCGGCTGAAATCTCTATGTCGCCAGCCTTGCTTCTAGTGGATGCCGTGCCTTTGGGGTTTTCCTTTGAGCCTTTGATTCTCTCTTTAGGAGGGGCAGGGGTTTGGCTTACTGGTCGGGCTAGTTCTTCTTTCTTATCTATGATCGGGCCACCCACAATCCAAGCGTCACAAGTTCTTTTCGAGGCACACTTAAAGTCAAAAATCTCGCAGTAACCAAGATCGCCACCAACCGCCACCTCGTTTGCATCCTCTCCGATTCCCTTTTTAATGCACCCTAGAACTTTGCTCCTCTGGTCGAAGGCCGCACAATTACCGCAAAGCATCTTCTTGGCCGTGACTACATCGCCCTGAAATTCGTCTGCCTTGGCTTTCCAATAATCCTCGTTGGGTTCGTTTGGATTAGCTGGGCCGTAGTTTGCGTCGTCTACCGCTGTCTGCCTATTAGCTAGGTTGGTCTTAACAACTTGCGTTGCGATTGGGCAAGAGGCTGGTTCAGCTAGTTCTTTGTTATCTTTTATGCCATAAAGCTCCTTCAAATACTCATCAAAAGCATCATCATATTGTTTTTCATCAAACTCTTCTTTTGGAATTATCATTTTAATTCTGGCCCCCTATAAAGTTTATACATTTCGAGGACAGCCTTGCTGTGCTTTTTCCCATTAACGTGGCTAGCAAAAGTCTCTGCAACAAACTCCATTGGATTTTTTTGAGCATATTCGCTTACCTCTCCGGCTGTCTTACGCCTTTCTGTCGCAATATTCCCAGTTCCAAATTTCCCACGCCTATATCTTCTTGCCTCTTCATAGGGGATAATGTCTTTATGCAAAACGTGGGCGTATTCGTGGGATAAAACATCTGTTGTTCCGAGCCATTTTATTTCCACATTTTTTGCAACTGATGATACCAGACCTTTCTCGGAATTGTTGTCGTATTTTGTATTATAATAAATTGCTTGCCCCTTAAGTTTACCCTCGGGAGTATATGTTGCCCTTGCTATTGCGTAGGCATTTCTACTTTTTCTGGTTAGTTCCAAGGTGCCTATTGTTTCTGGTGGAGGTATTTTATAACCTTTTGCGAGAAGATTGTCGTATTGCTTTTCTATTTGTTGTGAGATTTTTATATCTTTTGGTAGATCAACTTTAATCTTATTGTTGTTGCTAATTTTTTCAGTGATTCTTGCTCTTTCCTTGTTGTAGTCTGTTGACCTTGCTGGTTCTTTCTGTGGCTCTGGGGCATTTGTGCTTTTGGGGGCTTCTTTGGGCTGTGATGCTTGTCTTTTTGGCTCATATCCTCCCCTTAGCTTTGGCCTGCCATATCCAACGGCACAAGTATTTTCTTTGTCGAATGTGCCATCATCAATTTGCCCGCAAGGGTTTAAAACTTCATCTGAACTTTCAGACGCAAACTCAGTTTTCTTGTCCCTCGCATCCATCTGTCCCACGATCTTCTTTGCCCAAGAATAGCCAGCATCCCCGCCCCAGCCATTCCACGCTTGCCAGCCCTTTCCTTGCTCCGCAAAGGTCGAGCCTTTCTTGTCCACTTCGTGCCTATCGAAAAAGGCTTTCATTCTTTTGATGGTGTCGGGGGACATCTTGACCCCATTGATTAAATCTCTCGCCCTAGCGATGCCCACAGGGGTCATTCCCCTTTGGCTGGGTGGTTTCGTCTCCCGCACATCCAAGGCTCTTTTAGCGGCCTCCCTTGCTCCTTCTGGTGGGGTAAAATCAATCCCATCGTACTTTGCCAACTCAATCCCGCCCATCATCCCCTCAATCAGCATCTTGATGGATGCTGGGTCTAGTTTTGCTAGTGCCTCTTCAGTATCTTTTTTTTTAACTTCTAATTCTTCGGAGGATGGTTCGATGGGGTCTTCTGGAATTGGCTTCTGGTCGCCTCCCTCATCCTTATCCTCCTCTGGTTTATCCTCTATGGGTGCTACTGGTTTGGGTGCGGGAGCAGGAGGCAGTTGGGGTTGCGGAGGTGTCGGGGTGACAATATCGGAAATCGTCTCTGGGGCTACGCCATACTTCTCTGCCAAGTCTTTAATCAGCTTGGCCTCAATAGCCCTTTGTCGCATAGCACTTTCAAAATCTTGGCCTCGCTCGGCGTAGATGTCGGCGGCTGTGCGGAGGCCGGTCTTGAACTCGGAGATAGCCGAGGCAGATTCTCTGCCCAAATCAATAGAGACATTCGCCCCAAAGTTAAAGATGCCCCTTGTCGTTCTGCTCCCAACATTGTTCTCGATCAATCCCCTTGCAACTCCATCGGCAATCACGATGTTCTTAATGGGTCGAAGAACTTTATCATCTAGGAGCTTCTGGTATCTGCGGAAGGTGCGCCCTGCTTGTTGCATCTCAAGGCGTGCAGTCGGGCCAGACATAGCGGAAGGGTCTACGGCGAAGCTGTAAGGAATGCCAAGGCCAAGACAAATGTTCCTTAAAAGAATCTTGTGGAACTCGGCGAATGCTCCGCTTGGTCGGCTCGGCCCATCTGGGAAAACAATATCTTCACCCGGTTCTAGGTAAGAGATTTTGCCAGACTCAATCGCTTCTAGTTTGATTGGGCTTCCATTAATGTCTTGATCGTTTGTAAGGCTTGAGAGGTCGGAAGCATTATTGTTGTTCCTCTTTATGATTGCGCTCTGGCTAGAAGCAACCTTGGCCGACATCTTCTCGAA